TAGTAAATTATCAACCAAGTGGTGATACTGAAACAGGAACATTTGGTTTATTATTTGATGATACATTAAGTTTTTTAATCACTGATAATTCTTTTGTAGTAGTTCCCCCATTAGCAGGTAACTGGGATTTTACTTTTTCAAGTTCTATAGCCGCAGCTGGTACTGGTACTACTATGATATTTAAAGGCGGGAATGCCATTAGTGGTAATAATGATGGTGGTGGTTTAAGAATGGAACCAGGTTCACCAAGTGGCACAGGTGTTCCAGGACAGATTACTTTTGGTAAAACAGGGTTAGCAAATCAAGGGTGTGTGTTCTTTAAACAAACTATTCGTTATCAAGACGGTTTAGATTATAATGCACTTGAAGACCATACAGCAGGAACTTTACAAACTAATGATGCTAATTATAATACTCTCGGTTATACTTTGAATCCCCCAGATAATGCTATGATGAGGGTAGAAGTTAAAGTTAACGCTTTAGAAACAGATGGAAGCGATAGGGCTTATTATCATTTAGAAGGAATATTTTACCGTGATGGTGGTAATATTACACAACAAGGAAGTACGGTTAGTTTAGCTACTATAGAAAGTGATGCTGCTTGGGATGTGAAATTCACACTTGATACTGGAAATCAAACCGCACTAGTTCAAGTTAATGGTAATGGTGATACCGTTAATTGGTCAGGATATACTATTGTGTCAATATTGGAGAGTTCATAAAGGTATTTGGGATGATTAATAAAATTGAAAAATATACTGGAATTATAATTGAAAACAAACCGAAAAGGATAGAGATAAGTTAAAAATAAAATTATGAGAGATAAACTAAAATGGCAAGCGAAATATCAATATTTAGAGGAGATACTCAAACAATAACAATTACAGTAACAGATTCTGATGATACTGTTTTTAATTTAACAGATTATACTATGAAAATGTCTGTTAAAACAAATAAAACTGATCCAGATATTTCTTCTGTAATATCAAGTACTGCTACTATAGCTGCTCCAGCAACTGGTGTTGGAGTTTTTAGTTTATCAACTACAGATACAACAGTTGATGCTGGAAATTATTTTTACGATGTTCAAATTAATAATGGAATAATAGATGTTAAAACTGTTATTTCAAGTACTTTTATAGTAAAAGAAGATATTACTAAAACTGCAGCATAAAAATAAAAAAATAACTTATAAAATAATAAAATGATAAATATGGATAATGAAGGTAGAATTTTAATAGGTAAAAAAGTAGCAATTTCTATCACATTAATTTTATTAATTTTAGGTGGTATTTTATCTATAGCTGTTGATGCTAATTCTTATAAAGATAAAGTTGATATAATTGAAAATGAATATATATCAGAAAAAAATCAAGAAGGTTTGTATAATGTTATTAATATTAAAATAGAAAATATAGAAAATGATATTAAAGAAATCAAAGAAGATCTTGATTATATTAGCAAAAATATATAATTATATAATTTAAAATAAAACGTTTATTAACTAGTTTTTAAACTTTTCTATTATGCCTATTCCTAAACCTAAAAAAGGAGAAAAGAAAGGTGATTTTACAAGTCGGTGCATTTCTCAGTTATTAAAAGAAGATCCAAATAAAGCACCAGACCAAATTCAAGCTATATGTTTTAAAGCTTGGAAAACTAGAGGTGAAAAAATGGAAGAAGAAATAAAAAGAGATGAAGATGGTCATATTATAGTTGCAGAAAATGTTAAAATTTCTTTTGGCGGATATATTAATGAAAGTATAGGAATTTCTGAAGAAGATAAAGAAGAAAAGAGTGATAAAGATGCAAAAGAAAACTGAATTTTTTAATGAAGGTGAAGAAAAATTACCAATAAATGGAGTTGCTGTAGAAGAAGGTCTTAGCAGAAATGGAATATTTTATCCAGCAGAAGAATTAAAGAAATTTGCAAAAACTGTTAAAGGGGTTAGTTTAATTACAGATCATGATGCTTCTGTACATAATACAATTGGTTTAATAGAAAATTCTAGATTTGTAAATAAAGGTGGTCAAGTTTTATATGAAGGATGGAGTAAAGATTGGGCTATTAATGAAAGAATTAAAGATGGTCGAGTTAAACATGTTTCTATTGGTGCTTTAGTTGGCAAATTAGTAAAAGAAGAAGAAGATTCAGATTTTTTAATTGCTAAAGACATTCAATGCGTAGAATTATCTGTTGTTGTTGTTCCAGGTGTTGCTGGTGCTACTATCCAACAATCATTAAAATTACATGAAGATGTAAAAACAACTAAAGATAAATTAAAAATTCCATCTGTTTATGAAGATGTTAGTAAATTCATAAAAAAAGAAGAATGGAAAACAACTAAAATTATATCTGAAAATAAAACAAAAGATAATAAAGTTACAAAAGAAACTACTGTAATACCAAAAGAAGATAAAGTAAAAAATGATATTCAATTACAATCTCATCTTGAGAATTCAAAAGATGGAGAAAGTACTGATAAAGAAAAAATTTCTATGGAGGAAAATAAAATGTCAGATGACAAAATTAAAGAACTTGAAGTTTCTATTAGTGAAAATAAAATTGTTTTAGAAGAAAATAAAACAGCTTTAGCAGATAAAGACGCTAAAATTGCAGAAATGAAAGTAGACCTTGAAAAAGTTGCAAAAGAAAGAAAAGAAGCATTAGTTGTAAAGTATAAAAACTTATGTGAAAAGAAAAAAGTTGGTGCTAAAGAAGTATCAGATTTAACAGAAGAAACTATTAAATTATTAGTTGAACAAGTTGAAGAAGTTGAAGATCCAAAAGAACCAGTTAAAGAAGAACCAAAAGAAGAACCAAAAGAAGTTCCTAAAGAAGAACCTAAAGAACTGGGAACTAAAGGAGAAGTTGGTACTGGTGATGAAGATAAAGAAGACGTTGAAGAAAATTTATGTGTTGAGAAATCCAGTTTTGGAAAAGGATATTCATTATTTTCAGAAAGTTACGATAATGAGAAATACAAGAGATTGTCTCATTAATTAAGAGGTATATAAAATGGTTATGAATTCAGCAGGTTACGTGCCTGTTTTTGATGGAGGAAATCCTAGAATTATCGGTGGAGAAGCTAGGGAAGTAATTAGTGGCGGAATGTTAGTTTTCGCTTCAGGAGCAAGCGGTGTTGTTAGTTCTGGAATTAACAGTTTTGCTACAACAGATTTAACATACGCAGCAGGAGCAAGTGGTCTTCAATTTAATGGAATAGCTGTACAAACAGCAGCAAGTGGAAATGAAGTTTCTATTGCAACAAGAGGTTCATTTATTTTACAGTGTTATAGTGCTGTTACAGCAGGTTATCCAGTAAAATGTGATGGAGCAAACGCAGTTGCAGATACAGCTGTAAGCGCAGATGCAGCAACAAAAATCGGTAGAGCTTTAACAACAGGCGCTTCTGGTGGATATGCAGTTATTGATATTAACGCATAATTAAAGAGGTTAAAAAAATGGTTGAATATAAACACATAAAAGAGTTTTTAGGAACTGGAACAGGAACAGAAGGTTCTTTACTTATTCCTAAGAAAATCCATGACATGTTAATTGAAGAAACAGAAAAATTTTTAATTCCAAGAAGTGAAGCTTCTTTGTTTTTCGGTCCTTCAGACATCCCTGGATCAAGTATCGACGTAGATTTAGAAACACCTAATAGCATGTCTGTTAGAATTGTTTCAGAAGGAGCAGAAATTCCTTTAGATCAACAAGAATACACTTCATTTAACATGAAGCCAAAAAAATACGGAGTAGCAATTAGAATTACTAGAGAGTTATTAGAAGATTCTAAATGGAATTTGTTAGAAAGAAATATTAGAACAGCTGGAAAAAGAATGGCTGAAAATGAAAATAGTTTAGTTATTAGCGACGCATTAGATAATGCAGGTAATACTGTTTCTGGTTCAGGAGCTATTACAATTGCTAACATTACTAGAGCTATGCAATATTTAGAAGATAATGATTACGACCCAACTACAATCTTTGTAGGACTGGAAGTATTAAACGATCTTAGAAATATTGACACTTTTGTTGAGTTTAACAAAATGGGTAACAGGGATATGTTAGAAAGAGGGTTTGCAGGTAATGTTTACGGGTTAAATGTTATCAGAGTATCAACAAACGCTGGTATGACTACAACTACTGCATATATTACTGATAAAACAGAAGCATATGCAATTGCAGAAAAAAGACCTTTAACTGTTGAAAATTTTGAATTGCCATCATACGACATGAGCGCAGCAGCTATTACATGTAGAATTAAAGTTAGACAAGTAAGAGCTAATGCTATTGCAAAAATTACTACATAAATTTGTGTAGTTTTTTTTATTTTTTATTATGGAGGTAATTTAAAATGAATGACGGATTAAGAGAAGATCAACTAAGAGTAGTAGATGTTGATGCTTCAGATGACATTACAGCTTCAGATGACATCACAGCTGGTGACGATATCACAGCAGTGGGAACAGTTACTGGAGCAACATTAACAGATGGAACTTTAACATCTACAGCTGGAACAGTAACTGGCGGAGTTAGCATTACTTCAACTACATTTACAGATGGAACTGCAACATTAACCAGTGGAGATATTACAGGTGCTGGAAGTATTACAGCAACAACTCTGACAGATGGAACTTTTTCAGTAACAGCTGGAGCAATAACAGGAGTAAGTACTTTATCTATGACTGGAGACTTAACAGTTAACGGTGGAGAAACTTATGTAATTAAAACTGACGATGGAGACACTGGCGGAGAATTATATCTTAGTCAAGTAAGTGCAAGTCCAGCAGCTTTAGATTCAGTAGGTGTTATTTACGGTAGAGGAAGAAATTCAATTGATGGAGATGTAAATTACGGAGTAGCTTCTTTTGGAATAGTAAGTCCAACATCAACTGTAGAAATGGCTGGTTACACAATTTCATTATTAAATGGAAGTGGAGCACACCCAACAACTCCTCAGTTTACAATTAACGGGGCAAGCGGAGCTATTGGTATAGTTAGAGAAAACGATGCAGGTGAAGGTGCAGCATTAAGTTTAACACAAATATCTGCAAGTGCACTTAAAGGTGACGAAGTAGGTTATGTTAAGTTTCTTGGAAACAATAACAACGACCCAGTAGATATTGTTGAGTATGCACAAATCTTTGGAATCATTAATGATGTAACTGCAGGAGCTGAGTTTGGTCAAGGTAGATTTAAAGCACTTAACGGAACTGGTTCATTAGGAGTAGCAGGCGGATGGCTTCACGATGGTTCATTTGGGGTTATGATGGCTGGTGACGGAGCAGGTCAAGGTGAATTTAGTTCTATTGGGGATTTTGATGTTGTCCTTAGAACTGGAAATGGAGATACTGGAAGTATTACTATTACAGATGGGGCAGATGGAAATATTGCAATTAGTCCAAATGGAGCAGGAGTAGTAGCAACCGCTGGAGCTGGTATAACTTCATTTGCAAATAAAGGGGTGGCAGGTACTAATGTAACTGCGGTTGAGTATGGTGATGGACATAATCACGTAACTGAATTAACTTTAACAGACTACATTATTGGACCCTTAGCTGGTGCAGGAGCAGATAAAGTATTAGTTCCACCAGAAGCATTATACATTTTCCCTGCGGGGGCACACGTCTTGGTAGCGAGTTGGGCTAAATTAGCATTAACTGCGGCTGGAACTGCTGTTACACCAGATGTAGGACTAGGAAGTATTGCAGGGGACGGTTCAGCATATGCCGTTTTAAGTGCTGCAACAGTAGGTACCACAGTAGAAGATACTATGACTGGTTACGCTATTGCTAATACTACTACACACGCAGAAGTAGAAGCTGGACCAGTTGTAGTTTCAGGT